TTACTCGATGGATAACCTGACCTTTGGTATGGGCGGTGGTATGACTCATGGTCCTGGCCGCGATGAGTTCTCATTCTCGATGAAGGCAACTGCCCGCTACGATGAGGAACTGGGTTGGGTAAATCTCCTGAAGGAACCCAAGACTGACTCCAGTAAGAAGTCGCTGTCCGGCCTGGCCCATACTGCATTGGTGAACGGTCAGATTGAAACTGTGGCGGGCAACGGGTTCAGCGTCTTCCGCGATACGGATGGATGGAAGATGTACTACTGTGATGGCGAACGGGAATATATCCCAACGTTTGACGAAGTTCGCAACCGCGCCCGTACCTAGGAAGCAGGTTCTTTTACTTCCTATCTTTATCTATCGATGTAACAAAAAAGCCTCCGGATTTCTCCGGAGGCTTTTTGCTTTAGGCACAGAACGTTAGATCAATACCAGTGATAGTACCCGTTACAGCAGTCACGTTACCGCGAACATATGCATACGAGTCGGTGGATGTATATCCAGCAGTCAATGTAGTGTTGCTCAAAGATAGGCTGGTTAGGTCGATCCAGTTAACATTGTCGTTAGAACCTTGAATCTTAACAGTCGCAGTGAAAGTACCTGTACCAGCAACAACGCCTTGGTAAGTACGAACATTCAAACGACCAATAACGCTTAGGCCGGCACCAGCAGATACAGTAGTAACAGCTTGTAGTAGGGGATTGAGTCTCTTAGACATTTTAGTTCCTTTAGTGAGATTCGATTAAACAGAAAGCCTTGAGATTTCTCTCAAGGCTTTCATACTTTACATCAAAGGGCCGAAGCCCATTTGATTAGTATAGGTTCTTCACAACTGCCTTACGGAAGAAGCCGTTTTCGCCTTGACCAAGACCACCACCAGTGGCAGGAGTGCCAGCAGCGTCTAGCTTGTAGAACGGGTTAGCCGAGATAGCGTAACGGGTCTTGAAGCCCATACGTGGGTTGAAGTTGTCTTCACCAACGGTACGGTACATTTCAAGCGGAGTGTAAGGGCTGTAGAAAATACCAGCGTCCATTTCGTTCGCACCCTTGTAAGCAACCGAGTAGAATTCACGGTCAGCATACGGGTCGATGTGCACGCGCATACCGTTTGCTAGCACGCCAGCAAAGGTAGAAGCAGTCGGGTCAACCTTAACCGAAGTAGCTAGGTTCGGGTTGTATTCTAGCACACCAGCCATAGCTAGTGCAGAAGCGACGTTCGGAGAAACTAGCAGACGATTACCCTTACCACGCTTAGTGTCGATAGCGATAGCGTTAGCGTCTAGTTCGATTTGGAACAATAGACCCTTCCAACGCTCTAGCATCCAGCGGCCATCGGTGTCGGCGGTAACGTCGAACACACCAGCCTTGGTAGCGCCAGTCGCGCCGTACTTGGCAGCGATAAGCATCGTACGGATGAACTCGCGGTTCATTTCAGCTTGGATTTCGGTCACTAGCATTTCGCTTAGGATCGAATCCACGTCTTGACCGTGAACAGCTTGCATGTCTTGACGTAGTTCGTGGGTGTAGTCAGCGTATAGACCACGTGCCTTTGCAGACACAGTCGTCTTTTCGATGCTAACAGCCATCTTAGCCCAAGTCTTGGTAGAACCAAGAGCTTCAGCTTCAGCAGTAGACATACCAGTACCAGCGCTAGAAGCAACAGCCGGGTCGCCAGTAGTCACGTAGTCTTGCGGAAGACCAGCAACAGTACCAGCTTGCGTACCCGCACCAGAGAATGCAGAGTTAGCTTCGTTGAACAGAGCTTCAGTACCAGTTTGCGAACCATAGCGCGAACGCATAGCGAACACTAGGCCGTCAGGAGTGTGTAGCGGTTGCACGCCGAAGAACTCCATGCTGATTAGCATTGGAGGTAGACGCTTGGCCATCTTGATTAGAACCGGAGACCAAGTGGCAACAGCAGCGCCGGTAGCGTTGCTAGAAGCAGCAGTTTCCAAAAGGAATTGCTGGTTATCGCGGCACCACTTCTCTTGGTTTTCCAAAAGACGGGCTTGAATCTTGGTTTGATTAAGTTCGGCGGCAGTCTGAGAATCCTTAGATTCAAGAACAGGCTTCCACTTGTTTAGCATTTCTTCAGTGACGATTGCCATTTGAATTTCCTTAAAGTTTTAACTAACAACTATATTTAGAAGATGTTTTGCAAACGCCATCCTCTGGTTCCAATCGAGTCATTACTCAATTAAGAATTTGTGAAAGGGAGGTTTGCGCTCCCTTTTGATTCCTATCTACTATCTATTTAGTTAGATTGAATCTCAAATAGGCGGGGAGGTTCACTCCCCGTGCGAACCTAACTTCCCGTTCGCTACAAAACTATTTAGACTGTAGATATTACTTGAACAGCTTCAGAGCTTCAGCCACTAGATCGGATTCGAAATGCGGAGCATACGTATCACGATTTAGTTCATAGGCTTCGCGTACCGGGTCACCCTTGTTTTCCTTCGGGGTTCCATTGTCACCTTCAGCAGAAGGAACAGCCGCGCCTGTTGGCTTGGTTACTAGTTCGCCGTCTTCATTCTCAGTGCCGGTAGGAGTAACCTTGTCGGAAACAACACCAGTGCTAGAAGTCACAGCGATAGTCGTACCATCAGCATTCTGAGTACCCTTGATGCCGCCAACAGCTTCAACCACTAGAGCGGCCTTAGCGCGGAAGTCATCTTCAGACTTGAAATCAAAGGCTTCGCATAGCTTAGCAACGCGGTGAGCCTGAGTATCTGCAAGACCTTCGGTAACTTGTTCGATAATATCCTTGATCTTAATTTGTACTAGCTGAGTCTGTGCTTCAACCAGAGCGGCCTTATCGGCTTCTGCTTGCTTAGCAAGTTCAGCATTTTGTTCTTGTAGCTTAACTAGTTCCTTACCCGCCGTATCACCGCTGAGTTCAATATCAGCCTTTTCAAACACGCCCTTTAGACCTTGTAGGAAAGATTCAGCGATTTGACCCTTGACTTCAGAATCAAGAGCAACTGCATTTTCCTTGGCCCATTCTAGGACGGTGGCTTCCACAACAGCATCAATCTTAGCAACAGCTTCAGCAGCGAAAGTTTCCTTGGCTTCTGTTAGCTTAACATCGAAAGATTCTTGTAGGGTGGCTAGTTCAACCTTAACACGCTCATCCACAGCGGCTTCGAAAAGAGTAGTTGTCTTTTCCTTGAAGTCGGTAGGTAGTTCAGCGTTTTCGAATAGTGCTTTAAGTAGTTCCATTTCAGTGGTTCCTTAATATCGGTTATATCTATTTAGATTGGCTCTATCAGCTTCTGTCGATCTGATGGATTTGGTTGTGATGAACAGAAAACTTGCTTCCGTCCTTGGTGATCACCCCATAACGCTTATTGCCTAGATCACGAGCAACAGTTTCCTTTTGCTTATGTCCAGCATCGTTAGTGTAGTGAATTGTGTCACCAACCTTAGCAGGTTCATGGGCCTTACCAGCAGCCGCAGCTAGGTGCTGATTAGCAGCGTATTCAGAACGCTCTCTAATATCATTGACTTCGGTGGATTCACGTAGCTTACCCTTGCTATAACTAGCAACGGTTTCTTCATGGTCATACCAATCGCTGACGTAATGCTTCCCGGTTTCTTTATGCTTGTTGACGTGCTGAACAACACCTTCTTTTTCGCTGGTGTGTTGAGCCATCGCATGAGCATAGGCTAGACGCTTTTTCTCATCAGCATTTTCCAGCATCAGATTAGCAAATGTACCCATTTTATTTAGCCTTCTTTAGATCGTGGATGTATTGTTCGAACAGTTCCAAGAACACAGCCATAGCCTTTTCTTGATTTGCCTTCTCAACCCAAATACCGCCTTCTTGGACCCACTCTGTGGATTCGCGTAGAGCGTTCATGTAGCAGATTTGTCCCGAAGGCATATCCACCGCATCAATGGCGTTCAGCATATAATCTTTAACAAATTTAGTCCCGGAACGTTCAACTACATTACCAAGACCGCGTGTCGACATGCCCATCTTGAATCCGGCTTCGACCAGCGATTTAATTTGTTGTCCGTGAATATTATTTAGTACGCGTGCTTTACCAATAACATTGTTGCCCTGCCATTGAAGAGATTCAATATAAACAGCAGCTTCTTTGATATTAGGGAACGGATACGTGGGGTGGTTCAATTCACCCACAGCACGGTTAGCTTGTACATAGTCACGCATGTAAGATTCTACAGACGCTTCCATCATAGCCTTTTCATAGATACGACCATTGCGGTTTTTCGCTTCGGTCATGATCATCGGACCTTCCAAATATAGAACCTTTCCGGACTCTGTATTCTCGGTCAAGGTTTCCATATTAGGCGCCCATTCGCGCAGTAGCATCATGGCTTATTCCCCTTTTGATTCAAAGAGAGAATTGGCTACAAACTTAGTCGTATCTGCGCGGAACTGGGCAGCGCGAGCATCCAACAGGGCGCGCAGCGCCGCCTTAGCTTCATCTACCTTAGTTGTTTCTGTAGAGAGAAACGATTTGATAATGTCTTGCTTTTCCATTTGAGTCCTTATTTCCGTGGAGGCGCAGGCGGACGAGTCGCCTTGGCCAATTTCACTTGAGCGTCGATTTGATTGTCATGGATGCCTGCATCGAAGTCGCGTTGGTCTTCGGGGTCCATGTAGTGTCCATCCTTCACTTCACTGTCGATCAGCTTTTGTTCATCCTCAATTTCTGACTCACTCATACGCAAAATCTTACGTTGAACAGTTTTCTTTGAGAAATACTTGCCGACATACGGATCAGCCTGATCAAGAGCCGCTAGGCGGTTCTCCATGATCTGGGCTTCTTGTTCTTCCTTCACAAATGTGTCAGAAGCATATTCGAAGGTTAGCAGAGGTAGAACGAATTCATCCCAATCATCAGCAGTTGTGATGCCCTTCAAGATTAGCTGAGTGCGAAGTAGATCAATGAATAAGTTGTTGAAACGGCGACGTAGGCGCTGTACAAACTTATTGAACTTGATTTCATCCCGGTTGATTTCCGTAGCACGGTTACCAATCGAAATGGTCGCTTCATTTTCTAGTCTTGACTTAGGGACATTCAGGCTTTCCAAAAGACGCTTTTGGAAATAACGCAAGTCCTCAATTTGGTTCAGGTTCTCACCGGCAGGTAGAGTGGTGATTTCTGTACCACGACCGCCCTCACGACGAGGCAGCCAGTAGTCTTCCATCATAGACACTTGATGAGAATTGCCCTTTACTTTACCTGTGTTACCATCATACACCAATTTAGTCCGATATTTATT